AAAAAAATATTACAAGACTATTTGAAGAGATAAAATCAACGAAAAATTCTATTAAAGAATTTACTTCTAATAGTACTAAATCGTCTGTCAGTGAAGCCGATATTTCGGGTATTGACGAATTAGTCTACAATCCCGCAACAAAAAAAGGGGGACCTATAGGTTTTGGATTTGACGGAGGTAGAAAGGTGGATGGAATAACTTGGGGTAATCACGACAACCATCTTCATATTGGATTTACAAACCGTGAGGTTGCAATGGATGTCATAGATAAGGCCCACGAAATGGGGCTTACAACAACTGAGAATCCTTATGCCAAAAAGGACCCTAATGGAAAAGTAGACAATGTTCATACAAACAATAGTTTTCATTATAAAACATTCGAAGGTGAACCTCCTGTTGGTGCTGGTGTAGATATCAGTGGAAACCAAGATATTATCACTGAACTCATGAAGTGGGTAATTCAAAAATACTCAGGTGGTAATTACACTGTTGACCAAACAATAGATTCGACTAACTCATCAGAAGATGCTTACAATTATGCGACGGGAAAGGATGATATTAAGTCATCTCCAAGACCTCAATATGCACGTATTGCGGGTTCAGTAAAAAGTATTGAAGGTATCAACGAAAGCAGGTCCTTAGGGAAAAACAGTTCAAACCGATATGGTAGAATTATACTTCCTAAAGATGATAATCCAAACATCAAATCTCCAATCTCAGGTAAAATCAATAACTCGAAATTTTTCTCAGGTTGTGTTAATCAATTAACAATTGAAAATAATGATAATGGGACCACATATTTACAATACTGTGGAATATCAAGTCCTTCATTATCAAACGGTGATAGGGTGAGTTCAGGCGATTTATTGGGTAGAACAGACACTGATGTTGAAGTTAATATGTTTGACCACACATGGTCTAAAATACCTATAACGGATTCAAACTTACCAACAGGAAAAAAAGAGGCAGAGGCAGACACAGAAAAAAAGAAAAAGTCATCAGACCCTGAATATTGGGATCCATTTATGGCGGCATTAATAGGGGCTCCACTAAAAATTTTTCAAGATAAATACGATAAATCGGGAAATAGAACGGAAAAACGATACGGTGGTGTTGCCGACAAAAAACAGGTTGACCCATTTGTGTTGAACTTTTTGAAAGACCCGTTTAATCGAAAAAAGGTAAATGAAAATATCGAAAGAATAAAAAAGATGTTATAAAAAAACCCACCTTTCGGTGGGTTCTTTTTTTTGGTTAAGTTGAATTACTTTACTGCTTCACCTTTAGGGGCTTCGGTCTCTACGATCTCTGCTCCACCACCAACAACTTCTGTTCCTTCAACTACAGTTGTGTCAACAACTACTTCTGTTGAATCAGTTACTTCAGTTGAAACACCTTTACCTCCGCAAGATGCAAGAACTGTGGCAGAAAGGATTGCGAATACTACTAAAATTTTTTTCATTTTTTTTGTTTTTTGTTTTTTATTTAATTTACGAACTATAAATATATGAAATTTCTACGGAGTAGTCAAATTTTTTAGTTTTTTTTCAACTTAAAAATTGTAAAAAGTAATATGATAGTTTATATCCAGCGAATGCGCCAAGAGTGGAGGGTATCGGAAATACAATCAATCGTCCCAAATCTGTTACATATTTGGGACGATTAACAATTTTGCCCATAAAGAAATAATAAGTCAAATAACCTATTAGAACCGCCAAATCAGTTTTAGTTGCTATGAAAACAACTAAGGTAGATGCAAGGAATCCAAAGATGAAATTGTCTCGGACACCCTCCCAAATTTCGTATTTTGTTGCATCATTATATTCCTTTACAATCTTCTCAAGTTTTACCTTGTTTTTATTTTTTTTAGTTTCCATGTTGGAATAGGTGGACTCGAACCACCGACATCTACCGTATCAGGATAGCGCTCTAACCAACTGAGCTATATTCCATTATTGTAAGTAAAAGAGCGGGTAGTGAGATTCGAACTCACAACTTCCGACTTGGAAGGACGGCACTCTAGCCAATTGAGCTATACCCGCTTTTTTTCTGTACCCAAAGTAGGATTCGAACCTACAAAAACTTGTTCCTAAAACAAGCGCGTATACCATTCCGCCATTTGGGCATTATTGCTGTAAGGGATGGATTCGAACCACCACGAGGAGATTCAACAAATAACATATCGCCGGCCGGCTGGTGGTCTACCCCCTCATATTATTTGTCTATTTCTTGATCCCCACCCCCGAGACAGGGAGGCTTGTCTGCCAATTTCAACACCTTACAAAATGAAGAGAGTATTGGATTCGAACCAATGCATCCCTTTCGAGATGACAGATTAGCAATCTGCTCCTTTAACCACTCAGGCAACTCTCTATTCATGTTCCAAAACTTACTTTTTTTTAATGTTTTGGAACATCAATAACTCAGATGTCTTATGAGGATTCGAACCTCAACTAAGTCAACCAAAGTGACTTGTGCTACCGTTACACCATAAGACAGTTTAGACAGACCTTAGGAGACGTATTATTCTCTTCATTATCCTTGTACTTTAACACCGTGGGAAGCGTGTGTCTGTCTTGTGGGAACGATAGGACTCGAACCTATGAACTCCGAAGAGAGGAGATTTACAGTCTCCGGCAATTGCCTCTATGCGACGTTCCCAAAATAAGGAAAGGAGAAGATGGTTCCGTGGACATCTCCTTTTACGATTGGCGTTACTACGATGATTCCAAACTCCAAATGTACCACCTCCATCATCAGGTTAACATACATTCCTTCCCCAATCAACCTTTATAACTAGCACACCTACCAAGACTCGAACTTGGAACAACGGGTTTGGAATCCGGTATGATGCCATTTCACCATAGATGTTTACTTTTCCAACAACCAAGATGAAGATTGGATTTTATCACCAAGTCCATCAATCAATTTAACCCCCAACCAATCACATATGGGTGTCTCAGGGATGCTATTATTTGTTTGGTCTCCACCATTGGCGAAAAAGAATTCGTCGTCTCTATCCCCCAAAGAATGGATTAATTCGATTGTCTTACACACAGTTCGATCTGTATCAACTGAAAGAAATACTCTATCAACCATTTTTAGATTTTGGATAATGAACATTCTCTCATCTTCATCTTGGAATTCTTTACTACCTTTCAACTCTCTCTGTTTGTCGTTATTGACAATAACATAGAGTTTATCACCATGTTCTTTAGATTTATTGAAATATTCAATATGTCCCTTATGAACAGGATTAAAATAACCGCTTACAATTACAATTTTCATATTTTAATTAATTAAATGAGGTCAGAATCGGATTCGAACCGATGGATACGTGTTTTGCAGACAAGCCCCTTAAGCCACTTGGGTATCTGACCATTGATAAGGTGTCAGGACGGGTTTCTAACCCGCTCCTCAGTTAACTACTGTGTGCTGCCATTTACACCACCTGACTAAATTTAGATTTCTAAAACTCATCCTCGAAAGGGTAAAGAAACTCCATCTTATTTGTTTTTTGCGTAGTCAGGACAGGATTCGAACCTGTATGCACTGTTAAGGCAATGCTTTTTTAAATTTTCCAGTGTCCACTTCAAGTTCCCTCAACTTTGTAGCAACCACTTTCATCTCATTTAGCGTCTACCATCAGGTTGAACCCGAAAAGTAATCGTGATTAGTAAAAAGTATTGCTATGGGGGTTCGAACCCCAGACTCCTCATAGAAAGTGAGACGTGATAACCCCTTCACTATAGCAACATTTGTCTTACAAAGATACTACAATATTTCAAAGAACAAAAACATGTCATAAAAAAACCCCAAACTTTTTTTAAGAGTTCGGGGTCTAAAAATTTAATTTAACTTAAATTAAAAAATTACTTTCTATGACATCCGAACTACAGGGCAAATACCTTCATACCAACAATTCTCTTGTTGACTATTACTGTTAATATATTGACCTGTAGTTCTCATTGTTTCTATAATTAGTTCTAATGTATGAAATATTTTTATTTTGTAAAATGTTTTTTGTATCCCCGACACGATTCGAACGTGTGACCTACTGCTTAGAAGGCAGTTGCTCTATCCAGCTGAGCTACGGAGACAAATATTACTGACCGTATATTTTTTTCGCAAGTTCTTCGGCTTCAGCCAGAAGTTTGTCAGATGCGGTTCTGTTTGTATGAGATAATTTATAAGCATCAGCCATCATTTTCTCATAAGTTTCTTGTAATTTCTCTTTTTCAGTTTTCTTCTTAAATAATCCGAACATAATATGTGAATAACACTATCGTCTTTGAAAGTTTATTTAATCTTTATGCCTTGCGGCAGTTAACCTACTTTCAAGTTTATCAAGTCGTGAATCGATTGTTCGATAAATATCGTCAATAATTCTATCACGATCTCTCAGTTGATTTTCAATTTCTCTTGTGAGAAACTGTTCTATTTGTTTAATTTTTTTCTCCTGTTTATTCACTCTAACAAAAGTAATAACCACAACCACTGCCATAGCAATGACCACAACTATAGACATTCCTAAAATAAATGATACTAAATCCATATAATTTTCTCCTTTATTCCAAAGAACGATAGAGTTATACTCCACATTTATGTTACTCTACCTGGTTTCCAACCGTCGGGTATAATATCTTCTTTTTTTATTTTTCTATTTTCATCACCATTTGTAATCCATTTTGTACCAAATTGTGAGTTAGATTTTCCGACGCCCTTTCCTTTTTGAACTTCTCTCATTTTTCTTTTGGTCTCCTCGGTGTGAAGCCTATTTCTAAATGTTGCGTGATCAAAATTACTTTTTTGGAGACCCAATTTAATTCGATTTGAGAACCACTTATTCCATTCGTCATTCATCAGAAGTTTTTGAACTTCTGGTGACCCTTTAATTAGATTCTTTTTTCCTGCTTCTGAAAATTTATATTTATGATTATCGTT